GCTTGAGGCTTGGGGCCCGGATCAGGACGTACGTCGCTAGGCCCACGCGTTGAGTTAGCATGACTAATAGCCTGATCCAGTTTATTACGTAGCTTTCGTAATTCTTTATAATATTTTGGGTGTCTCCACATGTCAATGTTTTCCATATTTAATTACTTTTACAGCAGGATCCCAGCACTGTCGACAGTCCCTGCATTCATTGTCTTGTTGAGCTGCGGGACAAGTCGCGCCAGCTGTAACAACCTCTGAAGAGTTGGGCCACGAAGCAGGCGCCCGCTGGTCAACCATGGGCGCACTAAATCGTATGACTAAATTGTCTGGCTTGTCTGTCAGGTGGTCCTTTATCCATGCTTCACGGGTCGGTAACCAGTGACGCTTGTCAGGTGTCAACCTGCATACAGCGTAAATTTTATTTAAGTGATCTAGATCCTGAACATCGCCGCTATCGTGCCATCGGAAGACGTCCGGCTTCTTGCTGTTGATCAGGTGAGACATTGCCTGAACCCAGTCAGGGCTCTTGATGGCTGCCAGCCTTCGATATTGTGCATCCTGAACAACCTTGAACACGTAACAACCTTTTAGAGCGTAACAATCATAACAGACTGAACCCTTGACAGCCTGAAGCTTGCCGCCTGTCTTGCATTCCTTGGCAGGTAAACCTATCGACCAGCCCGGCATCTTTGAAGGCTTGCTTAGGCTGCCGCCTATAATTTCTAAAGCTTTCTTTGTTTGCATATGTCCTATATAATCCTTTAATACTTTCTTGTCAAGCTTGCGGCTTGTTGCTTGCCGCTTGCGGCTTCAGGGTCGATGCATAATGCACCGCCCATCCCAGCCGGATCAATGAGATTCTCTGGCATTGCTAAGAGGCCGTCTGCTCACTGATCCCAGGTCTGATCGCGCAACACAACATTCTCAGATACAGTTTCTGCTTACCGTTGTGCCTGTATCCATCAGACCAGGGATCACTAGTCATTTAACTTTTTCATTCTCTCCATGTCCTGCTTTACCAGTCGCAGGATCTCTTCCAGAGCGTCTGCTATTCTTTTTAAATTATCATTGTCCATATATTTATCCTTTCTAAATCCATCCTACACTATCCGGGACCAGCTGTCAAGCTTGAAGCTTGCGGCTTGCGGCCCAGTGAGTTTAATAACTAGTATGTATTTCTCACTGGTCCTGACCAGCTGCAACTGATCCCAGGTCCATTGATGGTGTACACTGCAGGGACCATAGCCGTTGTCAGCTATAGCCACAATGGACCAGGGATCAGTAGACGTCAGTTTAAAACATCTTTCAATTCACCAGAACAATCTGGCCGCCTTTCCTACTGATCCCAGGTCCCTGAGATTTACACTATTCGGTGCTTTCTTCTCAGAGGACCAGGGATCAGTTCTAGCTGTGGAATTGCAATGTAGTTTCTCTTTCGATAATACTTTTGACACCACAACCAGAAGTTGTCCCAACAAATTAGAAACGAGTTAGAGATAAAACTTAACTAATTTGTTAAATCCAATATAATACTTGACAATCCTATTGTCAAGTGTTAATTTCAAATCATGCAAAAAATAAATACAGAAAGAGGTAGCATGATTAAAGAGAAAAAAATAACACTTAACGCAGAAAAGCGAAAAGTTATTGCAGATCAGTTTCAGTCTTTTTATGAAGATAAAGTAAAAGATAAATTGATACAGGCAAAAGAACAATACAATCTTATGCGTGAAAAGGCAAAAGAGAAGATTGAACAGGTTGTGAGATATCATCAACCACAGGAAGATGTGGACACAATCAGATCAATGATACAAAAATACAATAGAGCAGGTGGCGAGTTGTATGAGGACAATTGTTTCTATGTTCAAAGAGATATAACTAAAGTTGATGATGAGGGTAGAGAATATGTAGCACAAGATGAAGTTCATGTCAGATTTGATATGGGCAGAAGATTTGCGAGAGCATACTATCGTGATGAGATGAAAGCAAAAGGTCTTAACCCTGACTTTAATTTATCAATTCAAGATGACTACTCAAAAAGAAATCCAAAATATTATAATGATGAGAGTGCAGTTAATAAATTTTTGGGTTGGAATACAAGTTCAAATGATGACAAGTCTATAACTACACCTAGAATGAAATGGGAAAATGATTTTAAACTTTGGACAATCGGTTCTAGTTATTGTCATTCAAGAAATTACAAAGTTGATGAGAACACTATGAATTTCTTTAAGATGTATGTTGCTAGTGCTGACAATGTAATCAAAGAACATGAACAAATGTATTCTTATGTTGAGGGCAAAATGAAAACTTTAAGATTAGGTTTAAAATCTTACAGAACATTTGACCAAGCAAAAGCACTCGCAGATAAAGTTGGAGTTGTTTTAAATGAAACAATGATGAATGAAAGTAGTTCTTTGGCTTTATCAATCTATAGCCCAGAAAATCTGGCTAGTCTTTTGGAAGATAAAAAGGTTCTTACAAGAGATGAAAAGATTGCTATTGCAAGACAACAAATGCAACAAAATAGTTTAAATTAACTATTGACAATTATGGGACTATCCTATAGGGTAGTCCCCAGAAAGAGAGAAATAAATATGACTAAAACATTTTATATAACTTATTGGGCTAGTAAGCACAAAAAACATATTACTAGACAAGGCAAACATGATGAGAAAAGCAGATATGGAGTTGCAAAAAATGGGACTGCATATTATGTCTATTACGATCTAGACGCACATGGCTACAGGACTGCAAGTGGCAGTTGGAAAGTGAGGCACTAATGAAATTAGTAATTGGTTTATTTGGATATATACTTTTAATGTTGGGAGTTATCTTATCAATACATTTTGATTTTACTATTGGATTACTAGTATCTGCAAGTGGTGTCTTTATGTTTTGGGCAATGTTGCCACAATACGATGACCAAAATGAAAGACTAAGAAGATATGAAAGACAACACCAAAAATGGTTGAGAGGTAGACATGAGTGATTATAATTGGTGCCATGGACCAGAGTGCCATGAAAAAAAAACACAGGATAGAGTAAGAGGTGTCAAAGGCTCAAAGGTTTTAAGAACACGCAAGGTAAAACCATATAGTCGACCATATACAAACTTCTATGATTATTTTTGCAGTAATGGTTGTTATAATGATTTTGCACATAAATACATTCGAGAAGTTGTAGCTATTGCACCAAGGACCGAGGCTTTGGAAACACCGATAGATGTAGTTAAAGTACCAAGAGAAGATTGGCGAGGCAATCCATATGTTGAAACAAGAATAAAAGCTATTGACAATGCTTGATTTATCCCATATGATCCAGGATATGACTAAAAAAGAAACACATACTAGAACAAATCCTTTCAGTGGTGTTAGTGTTGAGTTAACTATGGAAGAGGCACTAAGATACGACCAGATAAAAAAAGATGAGATCAACGAGAACTATGGACGTATGAACCATGGCAGAGAATGGTTTATGAAAAACAATGTCGATGCATATTATAAACTAATCGACTAACTCTCTACCCCTGGCCCTCCGGGCCAGGGGTCCCGAACCAAATCCAAATATATAAATTAAACAAGACCCTATCCCCCCTTTGCACAAAAAGGGGTCCCACTACTCTAGGTTGTATTGCTTGATTTAGACAGTTATAGCTGGTAAAAACATATTGAACACTTTAAACATAGTGCAAAAAATTTTTTAAAAAATTTTAAATGAATTTAGAAAATATAGATATAAGTAAACTACCTGCAGACGTACGTAAAAAATTTAAACAGCTGCAAGTCATGCATGCTGAAAAAAAGATACAGAACAAGGCCAAAGATGACTTTCTTTCTTTTGTAAAATGTATGTGGCCAGATTTCATAGAGGGCTCTCATCACAGGCACATCGCAGAAAAATTTAATAAATTAGCATCAGGCGAGATAAATCGTTTGATAGTTAACATGCCCCCAAGACACACCAAGTCGGAGTTTGCCTCATACTTACTTCCGGCCTGGATGGTGGGCCGTGATCCAAAGCTCAAGATCATACAGGCAACGCACACCGGAGAGCTAGCGGTGAGGTTTGGTCGAAAGGCCAAGAACCTCATCGACTCGGAGGACTACGGCAAGATATTCAAGACGAGACTGCAGGAAGACAGCAAGGCTGCAGGACGTTGGGAGACGGCACAGGGCGGTGAATACTTCGCAGCCGGTGTCGGTGGTGCGATCACGGGACGTGGTGCGGATCTATTAATTATCGATGATCCACACTCAGAGCAGGATGCGCTAAGTCCCTCGGCCCTTGAATCAGCTTACGAGTGGTACACGTCAGGTCCACGTCAGCGTCTACAACCAGGCGGTAAGATAATCTTGGTTATGACACGTTGGAGCAATAAAGATCTGACAGGTATGTTAATTAAAAATCAGAAAGAGGCAAAAGCAGATCAATGGCACGTGGTCGAGTTTCCAGCAATCATGGACCACGGATCAAAGAACGCAAAACCGGTATGGCCCGAGTATTGGAAGTTGGATGAGTTGGAGAAGGTCCAGGCAACACTACCCACGGGCAAATGGAACGCGCAGTGGATGCAGAACCCGACAGCAGAAGAGGGGGCGATATTGAAACGTGAGTGGTGGATGAAGTATACCGATGAGGATAT